AGATGCGACCCCCACGACCTCGAACTCAACCAGTGGCTCAGTGTAAGGGGCTGGTACGGTGGCGCAGCCAGTTAAAACCAGTAGCAATAGTGCAGATACTTTCATTATTTTCCTCCTTTGTTTTTGACTAGGCTCGTATTATATATCAATCAGCAACTTATGTCAACAACAAATTTCGCCCCACCCCCAACCATACCAATCACTGAAGAAGTTCTTGACATACCTAGCTGAATACTATAGAATGTATATGGAACTAAAACCAAAGGAGGAAAAGATATGAGTAAAGTACCGAGAAAGTGTGCCGAGTGTCGTGATTCTGAGGACGCTATCTGGATAAACTGTGGATGGGTTGAAGGAAACCATTCCGACTATCTATGCGAAACCTGCTTCGACAAACTGAATGTTAGTGGTGAGAGAGCCAAGGTCAAAGGCAGTCAGTATAATGGAGAACCCAGTGCCCCCTTCAAACTCTTTGTTTAAGATGTCATAGAATGATATGGAATGAATAGTGCTAAAGACAATGAAATGTATTACAAAATGTTATGTTTAGGTTACATTAGCCTGTTATTTATGTGCGAGGAATGTCGAAGAATGCTTAACAATGTACAAGGAATTAGGTCACTTAAGTCTAGTCACTCCAATGACTTATAGGAATCACCCCCCATTCTTCGCATTCTTGACAAGGGGGTCGCGCAAATACAAAAGAGAATGCTTGCAAGCATAAGAGTTCTCAATATAGTATGGGTATATATATATATATATATATGTATATTATATATTTATTTATTATTTAAAGCTATTACTATTGACTATTCTTAATTTTAATTATCAACAGTTCTTCTACATTATTCAACATTCTTAACAGAAGCAATTCAAAAGGATTCACTATGCCCTATAACCGAGGTAAGAAAAATGTCTTAGCAGGAAAGGCAATCAAACAGAAGAAGGTACTCGATGCTGAGAACGGTATCAGGATAGCTGAGTGGAGGGAGATGGTTCTTAACAGCGATTTCATGGCTGTGCTGATGACCAAGGTTATGACAGGAAGAGATGCGTGGTACGATGAGGCTGAAGGTAAGATTGTTTTGGGGGATGCCTTAGAGCAGGAGTCCAAGCAGTTCTACGACAAGCTAATCATATCCAAGCTGCTACCTACCCCCAAGGAGGTGGTTGAAACTAAGAGCGAAGGCATGGCTGACGGGTTGAGACAGATACTGGCTGCTGTGGAGAAAGACGAAAACAGGAGCAAGCTAATTGACAGCCCTGCTCCTGTTGTAGATGTAGATATTGTTGTTAAAGGTGATGTAGACTTTTAACTATCGTTTCTTCTGCTCCTTCTCAAGCAACTCCAGTCTATTGATGGCGTGGATTGCATAGATTAATGCGTTAATTCTGGCCTCATCCAGGTGTCGGTCAAGGTGCTGCAATTCGTCTAGCATATCCTTCAGTCGATTTTGATGACGATTCCTGCTACTCTTCATAGCTCTACCCTTTCCATGTAGTACACATAATCTTTCCACATATCAGCAGAGAGTCCGTTGTGGGTCTTGCATCGTTTGGCAAGCCACTTAACAAACAAGTCCTTAGCCAAGAAACTATTCTTAGCCATGACAACATTCTTGGATTGGTCATCTCGGTATCCGTGCACGTCACAGAACTCTCTTTGTATGTTGCTGAAGTACTGTGGTTGGTATGCTTTTAGTTCTTCGCTCATGATTTGCTCTCCTTGGTTTCGTCTTCCCTGAATGGGAACTACATTGTGTTTCTATCAATTTAATTACAACTGTGCTATACCTCTGGCTCTTCATCTTTCTTTACTCGACTACTTACCCTGTGTTCATGCAGTGCGCACCTATCTATGTGGCACAGTCTAACTTCATGGTGGGAACCATTGCAACATTCAAGGCAATGTTTCTTAATACGCTTACCCCTAGTGATTTTGGGGTCTTTCTGTATAGACTTGGGTACGCCCCCATGTTTTCTATATATCCACAATGGACACTCTTTCATTGTGCATGAATCAGGGTTTTTGTCTGGTCTGCACTGCTTACAATACTCTGTTATAGACTTACTCTTTATCATCATATCACCTCCTTCCCATGCTTCTCCATACTGTCGATTACACACTTGGCAGTATAGATGCTGTCATATCCCCATGACACTATTTTTGTCTCCCCACCACTGGCGAGTTTTTCGCTCCAGATATCATACAAACCATCTGGGCCTTGTTTCACTGAATAGCTAGTCATTATTGACCCCTTCTGTTTACTTAACCCAAAATTAGGTCAAGCCCTATCAATATACCGTAGTATACAGCAACGTATACAGCAATGTCAATGGAAGTTCTTAAATACTTATTCATATGCCACAACCCCCAGTCTCAGAGCTTCTACGCTGTTTCTCACGCATAGCACCATACTTCTTATGCGCCAGGAAGCACAGAGGACATACAAACTTAACGTCCTTAAGGCCTATGATAGACCTGGAATTCCTTGCAGCATATGTCTCTGTGCAATGGTCGCATATTGTTTGTGTATATTTATCCATGATTCTATGCTCCTTTGGCGGAGTGTTTATCGGCTTTAGACTCATATATTTTTATTGTTTTTATGATATCCGCTGCACGATACTCGGCCTCCTTGGGAGTGACCTTTTTTACTGCTTTATAGAGAGATTGGAGTTTACTTACTGCAATCCTCAAGGCTTCAATATAACTGGTATTTCCAACTTTCTCAGCCTCGATTATGAACTCTTCATTAATCTCAATACTAGTCGTGATCTCTTGAAGCACTCTTTTTTTAGTTGTCATTTCTTTTATTTCCATGATTCTATGCTCCTTACCAAGTTAAACTACTTCCGCCAGTACCAATCCAATACCCTTGTAGCCAACCTGACAGGCTAGTATAGCGTACTGTGTCCTCAAATCCAATGACGCTATATATCTCTATATAGTCCTCGTGACCCTGTACGTGCTCGACTTTCAAGTCGTTTCTCTCTATCTGTGGCTGAAGTCTTTCTACCTCTCTTTCTGAATCAGTCATGATTATATCCCTTTGTTTTATGCTTCGTTGAATTCAATATACATTAATAAACACAGTATGTCAACACTTATTAATCATTGATACACTTGTCACAAAAATAGTCTAATGTTTCTATGTCCTCGTTAATCTCGTTAGAAAATACTAAGCTGTAGCACTGGCTGCAAGTATACATATTTTCATTATTATGTGCTATGGACCTATCTACTTTAGTATTCGGGCCTGACAATATATATTCTAACATGGTTCTATTCTCCTTTGTTTTTATTCATTAGTTAATTAATACTATGCAATATATACCTTGTCATCGTCACCTAAAAAGCAGGATTCAACACGATTATATTTACAGATATCAGATATTTTATTACCATCATTCAAGTCAGTATCCCAAAATCCCGCACCATGCCCAACACGATTTAACCAGTAGTTATGACCAATATAAGACGAAGGCATGTCTTCAAAAGATAATTCTGCATCCATAACTTGACTCATAAAATCAGATAAATCTTTTATTGATTCTATAATTGTTTCCTCTGCAAGGTCGTTTATATCGCAGAATGAATCAAAGGGTTCTCCACAATCATCATCGTCTTTATAATGGCATGATGACCACAAAGCCGTTTCGAGGTAGGATACTAGCATGTCCTCATTTACAATGCCTTTTCCGTGTTTCTCTATTAATTTTTCCATGGTTCTATTCTCCTTAGTTGATTTATGTTAATTGATAATTAATACACAGCAAAGTATATTACAGTTAATATAATATACTTTACTTTGGATTAAATGTCAAGCTATACCGCTACAGTTTTGTTAAAGTGTTTAGACCCTGAGCCATGTACAGGATTTGCTATAGATTTAGCGTTGATTGAACTACCCGCGCATAGTTTACATTTATCGCATGTAATATCTTTGTTATTATGGTTTGGGCATAGTATCTCGTTTTTTGTGTCTACTTCGGAAACGTCATGTATAACTCGAAAAGTACGCATACCATTCGACCAATGTTTTTGTGCGTCTTTTAAATTATCAGCAGACACCATATAGATATCATTACGGAATTTAGTAATCGATTTATGATTAATCTGATGACTATAAGCTGTGTAGTTTTTCGCAAACTTCAAAGCAGCATCAACCACGTAGTCAGGTAGCGCGTGTCCGTCACCATAGGAACCGACCCGAATAAATTTGTCTCGTCCAAGCTCTGCGATAGCTTCGGGATTATTGCTGATATCAGGGTAATTTCCTTTAAGGTAGGACTTATAGCTCTGTAATACCCCCATGCCAATATTGACATAGCATGACCTGTCTTCTGCCATTGTTTTTTTACTATCGGGATTAACTACGCCCCTATGCTTGCAATCTCCACAGATTGAATTGTCGCATCCTGTTTTACTTGCTACGCGTGGGTCCATATCAGAACGTGTGATTTGAAGCTGGATACCCGATCCTGTTTTTTTATTGCCTTTCATTAATGCCACAGCAATAATTGGTGAACCGTCTAAGACACTTGGACCATTATAGATTATATAGCCGTTTGGTTTTTTCATTGTTCTATCTCCTTGTTTTTTGTTTCATTTAGTTATAACGTAAATCTCACCGCCTGTAGGCTTGTCATGGTGAGCATTGTTAATTACAATATGCGTCTCGTTAAACTTTACACTGAACGTGCATTCTGTGTCAGGAAGTATTTCAGTCAGAGCAAACTTAGTGGTTAAACCCTTAGCAAACCCACTACGATTAGCCCAGCCAAAGTTCTTGACCTCAACGTCCATTGTAGTACCACAGAGTTCTTGAATCAATTCCTCGACTACTCTGTAGTCACTGTAATTGTCCTCGCATTCGCCTAAAGTATTTGTTAGACCTTTCCACTCTTGTCCTACATATTCTGAGTATTTACGCATGATTTATCCCTTTTTTTGTTTGTGTTTATTGTGTCAATTGTTAGGCTTTGTCGGTTATAGTGTAATCGATTACTATATTAACTGGATCGTGTATCTCTCCGTCATTGAATAAAAAGTATATTCTTTCCTCATTGCGATCTAATACTACTCTAATTGTGTTTGTTTGTTCGTTTTCATGGTCTATAAAAGTATACTCTTCATTTACCTGCAAGGACTCTACTGCCAAACTTTCAGGTTTATTAGTCAGGTAGTGAACTAAATAGCCATTGTCTACAGTACCTATTTTGAATACCGCATCATCTACAAGCGTGTCGATAAACTCGCATACTAAATGGAAGCTGTCAAAGTGTTTTGTTTTCATTGTATATCTCCTGCTATCTTACATTAATGTAAACCCTACATAATTGTAGGAATAGTTAGAATTATAGTAGTTAAGATTAATTAATAGCCAAGCCATCCGAAGAGTGTTTTTGTGCAAATGAAGCCAGTCCTTGATTCCGTTGGATTGTCTTTGTAATAATCAATCAGTTCGCAACCGTGCTCCTTGCATATGTCAAAAGCTCCTGAAGCTTCTATCGTCTTATATTCTTTTATATACTCTTCGCTATTCATTGTTCAAACTCCTTTTGTTAGTTTACTTCAAGTTCATTGGTGTCTTCGTGAGTACATTGAGGGCAGATCCACATACCACAACATAAATCCAACTGGCGTTCATCAGTCTCACGTTTGCATTCATCACAATAAATGATATCCATTTTATAAACTCCGTGCGCCATGCGCTGTTAACTTCTGAAGGTATAATACCCTATGAATATACAAAAGTCAATACTAATTACTATCAATTTAACCTTAAAACTATACTAATTACTATCATGGGTTATATTCAACACTCAGCACGACACGACACACGACACGACACACTCAGCACTCACTCAGCACTCAGCACTCAGCAAACAAGTTAACATGTTAACAATCTAATGAGAATTGATTATCAATAGCCATAGACAGGTTAATGAGAAACGATTATCAATAAGGAATAGTGGCAAGGAATCCAGGATTCGAAGGGGGCATGGGGGGAACTGGAGCCTGGTGACGCGCAATAGCTCATCACATCACGTACCCAATTTTCGAGTTTCAGATTTGTTCCACGCATGCTCTGCATGTTCCACACAAGTACCCCATGTACCACAGGTACCCCCCAAATAATTCTGCGTATCTCAAAAAATAATCCTACCAAAAAATTTCTACTTGACATACTGTTTTGAGTTTGATACTATCATAGCCATGGAGGATACTATGCGAGAAGAAAAAAAGAGGCATTATACAAAAGAGCCAATATACATCATCAAGAAGGCATTGGCAGATAAGGGGTATTTACATGCGGCTGCGCTCTCTATGGTCACTGGTAAAAGTATTAGCAATTCTATGTCCTTACTTACTGGAGAGATTCCAATCAGGGGTAATGGGCTTCCTAAGATTGCGAAAGCGTTAGGGATTGACAGGGAGGACTTGGTATGAGTAACGTATCATCCCCTTCCCACTACACCTCTGGCTCTATCGAGGTCATTGACGCTATTGAGGACTGGGGGCTAGATATCGACCATTACAGGGCTTGCGCGGTAAAGTACATTGCACGGGCTGGGAAGAAGAATCCAGACACATTTGTAGAGGACTTAAAGAAGGCAGTATGGTATTTAGAAAGGGAGATAGCAAAATATGGACGAGGAGAATGAAATGTTTGACCCAGAGGAAGTAAACATCACTGTGCCTATTGAGGACTGTGATTACCCGTTAGACCAAAACGAACAGCTAGAACTTGCTATTAAGAAGAACGCAATGGGTAACGACCATCAGGCGGTAAAGATTCTAATAGAAGTAGTCAGGGGGTTACTATGAAGAGAATGATTGTATGCTTGTCACTCTTACTACTTGTAGGATGCACTACAACCCCTGTCCAATCCCTTGTTAAAGGGCAAGTGTTTGGGGCTGGCGAAACCAACCTGATTCATCAACTTGAACAGATTGCGTATTATTCAGCTAAAGTGCGCGACCCCGACATGTCAGATAAGGAGCTTTATAACACACTCCGTAAAAAGAGTGAAGAGGAATTCCTTGGATGGGTGGGGGAAAAAGAATACGAATTTCGTAGATTCTTTAATGTTATGAAACTCTACTCTGCTATTTCTAGCCATGAAGGACAACCTGTTTCAGAATTGCGGAAATTGTCTAACATGATTAAAAAACACCATGACGATCTCAAGTATGCACAATATCTGTATTACTCAGAAGATTTAAGGCTTGAAGACTAATATCTTTTCCCCGTCCCTGCTGAAGATGAAAGATTATTTCATAACGCATCTTTTCCAGAGGGGCGGGGTCCATTTAAGGAAACTGCATGAGAGTATCAATAGACGAACTAAATGGTTCACACCAAGAGATTATATCTCCTGTAATTGATTCCTTTACTCATCTATTACCCAGTTGGGTTGACAGTCTAGTAGTGGCTTACGAAGAGGACAATCCTGGGGGCGCAGCGTGTGCTCCGTACAAACCTTATCGAAGAGTATGCATATTTATATCCAAGGAGTTGTTGTCCGAGGGCACAGAAAGAATAGAGAGGTATGTGGCTCACGAGATAGCTCACGCATACAACGAGGGTATACTTAGGATTATCAATGAGTACTTGCCCTTACTAGGAATTGACGATGAAGTTGCGAGACTGTTCTATAAAGCGACACTTGATGCTGTAGAAGAACAAACCGAGGACTTGGCTATATTATTTTGTAAGGAGGAGTAAGTATGAGTAGGGTATTATGTATAGGCGATTTGCATGAACCATTCTGCCTTGATGGCTACCTTGAGTTCTGTGTGGATATGTATAATTCATGGGACTGTGATAAGGTTATATTCATCGGGGACGTTATTGATAATCACTTCTCATCTTACCATGAGACAGACGCAGATGGTCTGGGTGGCATGGACGAGTTAGAACTGGCTATTGAGAAATTAAAGCCGTGGCACGACACTTTCCCTGACGCAGATGTGACTATCGGGAACCACGACCGAATGATTATGCGTAAGGCGCAATCCAGTAACATCCCCACTAATTGGATAAAGGATTACAAAGATGCACTAGACACACACACATGGAACTTCGTTGAGCGTGTTGTCGTTGATGACGTTCAGTATATTCATGGTGAGGGTGGTACAGCACGTAGCCGTTGTATCAAAGACATGCAATCCACAATTCAGGGACACCTGCACACACAGTGCTATAACGAATGGAAGGTCGGCTCAAGAGCGAGAATCTTCGGAGCACAGGTAGGTTGTGGGATTGACAAAGACGCATACGCCATGGCATATGCCAAGAATTTCCCCAAGCCCGCTATCGCTTGCCTAGTATGTATCGATGGCGAAACGGTGATTAACGAGATGATGCCACTATAGGAGACTCCTAATGGCTAGAGAAGAGATGTACAAATATAAGGAGACTGTAGGCTATGACGGAATGTCAGGAATGGACAGGGAGATATATGACCTATATCGAGCATTGGACGCATACGAGGCCCACAGTTGTCTTTCTGGATTTGATATCCCACAGTTATCATTAGTGTTTATGGTTGGGTGTATTTGTGGTAGACTGATAAAGAGACTCGTATGACCCCAGAAGAAGAGAAGTTAAGAACAAGTCTATTGCTAGACTTCGTATTGTTTGCCAAACACATCCTCAAGATTAAGACTAAGTCTGGGGGGATTCTTCCGTTTGAGCTTAACAAGGCGCAACTCTACATTCACTCTATTGCCGAGCAGCAGTTGGAGGATGTGGGGTATATCCGCATACTTATCCTGAAGGGCAGACAGCAAGGGGCATCTACCTATGTTGCTGGCAGGTTGTTCTGGAAGGTTATTCATTCACTTGGGCGCAACGCTCGTGTGATTGCCCACAACACAGACACCTCTAACATGTTGTTCAATATGACACGTACCTTCTATGACAAATGCCCAGAATGGATTAAGCCTACCACACGCGCAGCATCAGCCAAGGAATACGACTTCGACTCCATTGACAGTAGCTACAGGGTATCAACCGCTGGGTCTGCCGA